CCCACTCAGCCGAGAGTTGGGCCTTAATCGAGGGGTTGTACGCCCGGGTCTTCCCGAGGTCGTCCTGTCCATCCCTCTGGAGGGCGATCGATGTGTGGAGGAAGCCCAAGGGCAAGTGCAAGGTCCGGAAGGAGGGGGTCACGATCACGTACGATGCGCCCATTTGTAATGCGTCGGGGCGTGATGACACCGCCCTGGCCAACGCCCTGGTCAATGGGCTCTGCCTCGCCTCTGCCTTTGCGGCTGAGCTGGCGGGGTGTGAGCTTGAGGACCTGACACCAGCCCACATTGAATTTGCTGAGCGGTATGTTTCCATATCGGTTGTCGGTGACGATTCGATCGTGGGCTGCAGGTTCGACATCCGGGACATTCAGCCTGTCCGCCACTTGAAGCGCTTCGGCCTCGTGGTCAAGGAGGAGACGGCTATGCATATCTCGGAGGTGACTTACCTCGGCCAGATGCCGTACCTTGTCTCGGGCAGGTGGATCTGGGGTCCTACCCTGGGCCGCCGCCTGTACAAGGCCTTCTGGCAGGCCGAGCCCGTCGGACACCCCGTGGCCTGGGTCCGGGGCGTGGCAAAGCAGCTCGCGCTGAACCGACATGTCCCGGTTTTGGCGGAGATTGCTGACCGCGTTCTATTGCTCACCAAGGGCCCGATCACGGAACAGCGTCCCGACGAAAACAAGCCCTGGACCTGCAGGGCGGAGCCGACGCCTGCTTGGGGTTCGGAGACCCTCGCATATTTGGCCCGCCGCTATCACGTCAGTGCCCAGGCAATCCTGCACGATCTCTCCCTCGTGTCTCAGATACAGAGGGTGCCGTGCCTTGTAGATTTCCCCTTCCTCAACGCCTGCGTGACGCAGGACGATCTGTGAGAAGGCAACCCAAGGGCTTGGTGATTTAAAAAGAGACGGTTAAGTCCGCCCGACCCCGGGGCCAAAGCCCCTTTCACCTCAGGCAACTCGCCTTTTCTTTGCTTACGTAGCCACTGAGATGCAGAAACAGAGACGGATTCAGCTGACGGGCGTCAACCGTAAGAGGATGTCGAGTCTGAGCGAACTTGCTCGGGTCATCGCTCTCCCTCACGAGAACGCCCCGGTGCGTTTCCCAACATACCCAAACTTGGCCAGGACGTCAACGGTCTCATTGGAGTACAACTCCACCACCGACAGTTCTAGCTATGGTGCACACTTCCGGCGCTACGTCCTCACGCGTGATGCCGGGAGCCCCCTGTGGTATGATGTGAAGACTGAAAGCTCGAGTTCGACAGTAGCACCGACTTTGGGGTATGTCACTGGGGTCATTGAACCAGCGGCCCCCAATATCGAGCGAGCTTATCAGAAAATCTACTCCACAGCGGGCAATTCACCGCTCGGGATAGTGGACAATGAGGAGGCCCG